ACGCAACCGTCAAGAGGACATCCGGGAGGCAATGAACGGAAGGAAGCCGTCCGCCGATGCGGACAACCGCTGTGCTGCTTTTCTAGGAGAGAGCGGGCCCGAGGGGCTCCGTGCCGCGGGGAAGGAATCCTAGCTGTTGGCATGCTGTCACGGCCGGGGTCCCGGGGTCTCTCTTTCGTGAGTCTGACAAGGAAGATCGAAGTTTGCAAGGAAGGAGTAGGAACATGAACAAGCGAGATGCGAAGTTGATCACCGTTGCGCTGTTACTACCGGCCTGCGGTTGCCTGCAAGGGCTCAGTGCATTTCCACGCGAGCTGGGCGTAGCGGCCGACGCGATGGTTAACATGGTGCGAGACCAGGGCGTGCTCGACGACTTCACTCAGGAGCTCGCCGGGAACGTCCAGGATCCGGGGCTCGAAACGTATGGCCAGTTCACGGTTACGAGCGGTGTGAGAATCGTAGGTGTCAACGGCCAGGTGGATCTGCGGTCACGGGGTAGCGGGACGCAGCTACCAGCCGGCCTGCGAACCGCGTTACTCGAAATGCTTGAGGCACCGATAAGCGACGAACAACGGGCGGCGATCCTCACGATTTTCGGATGGAACCGGCAGGAGTCTCCCCACAATCCCCCTCCTGGCTAGGAAGCATCTCGGGATTCGGGGCATTAGATACGCCTCAGCTTTCAGGATCCCGCGACCACGGGGAACCGGACCCCGGGTCGGCCGCGAAGAGATGTTTCCGAGCAGGGACAGGCGCCCGCGGTTGTTCCCCGCCGCGGGGGAGGATGGAGGGCAGGATTAGAATCCAAGCCGCTGCGAGCGGCTTACGAATAGGTGTGCCGGACATGTGCCGGCGGGTGGACGGTGGGCATGTAGAGGAGAAACGGATGCACTGGGTAGAGTTCAAACTGGCCAACCGGCCAGGTGCCTCGTTATTCGTGGACGTGTCGGGCAATGGTTCCTCGGTCGAGGATCTTGGGAACGACACCTCCTTGCTGGTGCTGTGCGGGAAGGGTCCGCCGGTCCGGCATAATCTGGTCGGCAGGGCGAAGGACATCGCGGCGCGGGTGTTTGAGGGCTGGGAGGAGTTCGCCGCGGCGCTGTTCACGCGTGCCCTGGTGGAGCAGATCCTCGAGTTCATCAGCCAGCGGCTCACCAAGGAGCAGATACGGGTTCTCAGCGAGCAGCTTCGGCTCCTAGCGCAGGAGGTCGTGGTGAAAGAGCTGCCGCGTCAGCAGCGCGAAGCATTTGAGAAGCTCTTCGACGAGAAGATGCAGTTGTTTGTCCAGGAGCTCGGCGAGGACGCCGGCGAGGCTGTGCCGGCGACGCCGGCCGGGCAGGCAAGCACGCCCAAGAAGAAAGCCCCGAAGAAGCCATGAAGGGATTGACACAACCGCAGAGACGCGTGTTGGAGGCCTGTGAGGGCGGCGGCGAGCTCGTTTACATGAACCACGTGCACGCCGGCGAGGCCTGTGTCCTGAATGACAAACAGGTCCCGATCGTGACCTTTAGGGCGTTGCGTCGGCGGGGGTTCCTCGAAAGTGATGGTCTTGTAACGCGGGGTACAGAGCTCGCGTCGGTGTACAAACCAAGCGACGCGGGCCGCGAGGCCCTGCGCAATGAAGGGAGATCAAGATGAACCGAGAACACGTCGGCTGGTGGGGGTTGCTGGCGTTCACGTTAGTACCGTGGCTGGTTTTGGGAGATGCCGCGGGCGATCCGATCACGGACGAGCTGCGTGAGCTGCCAGCCTTGCAGAAGCTGCACGTCAGTTGGCCGGTGGACGCCACGCTGCTCAACTGCGCGGCCAGGCTAACGGAATACGTACGGATCACCGGGGCGTGCTCTGTGGGGCTTGGAGCACCCGAAGCCGATTGGCTCAAGTGCATAGGTGCGTGCGAGTCGGGTGGCGGACGCCTGGTCGTCAAATACTCACCGTTACGATCGGCTCCACTGCCAGACGAATCACCGGCGGAGCGGGCAAACGCTTTCGACGCAAGGTTCACCGCGGAGCTCTGCGAGATTATGACGCAACTTGAGGGGCTGGAGGCCATCGTGGACGCCGGCGGCGTCGAGCTGGCCGTCATCCTGCTCGACTCGGAGAGCCACATCGTGACCGACGAGACCCGCCAGGCGCTCGTAGAGAAACACACGGCGGTCTATCGCTTGTTCAAGGACGCGTTCCCGACGGCCCGGATCGTCTGGTACAACGTCGGTGGTATCCGAGAGGCAGGCACGCCCGAGGGGTGGAACGAGTTTCCGAAGGTTCCGATCGAGATCCCGGTGGACAACGCTTTCTCGTGCTCGCTCTACGCCTTGCCGGAGATCCACCGGATGCGCGAGACCTTCCGGCGAACGCTGGCCAACGCGGAGCTGCACGGCGTGGGCGAAGTGGTCCCGTGGGTGGCGTTGGGCTGCGGGTGGGAACGGACGCCGTGGAGGCCTCCGCCAGGCCGTAAGGTCCGGCGCTGGTGTGACACCTGCGATTACCCGCTGGCGTATTCATGGCAGCTCGGTGCGGAGCTGAACCGTCCGTGGTACTCGACCAGGCCGATGCAGTACGCGCCGTGGAGTGCTGCGCCCATCGTGGCGTTCTGGCCTCAAGCAGGCGACACCGGTGTGCCGGCCTGGTGGCGTCATTTCATTGCGTACGTGCGTGGAGCTCACAACCGAGCGTTGGAAGGAGGTGGGCCGTGAACAGGCCGGCCACGATTGAATGGCTATTCGGCGCTGGCAAGGGCTGGAACCCGATCACGGGCTGTGGAAGCGTGCCGGCGAGCAGGGGCTGCGAGAACTGTTGGGCCCGGCGTGCTGCACACACGCGGCTGCGGAAGCATCCGAGGTACAGCGGGCGGGACGTGGCCGATGACCTGACGCAGGATCCCAGCGATCCCTTCGCCGTGCGGGTGCATGAGGACCTGTTCGACGCTCCCCTGCACTGGCAGAAACCCCTTCTGATCTTCACGTGCGGCATGGGCGACTTCTTCCACGAGTGTATACAGAACAGCGTCCGGCTTGAGCTGTTCAAGGTGATGGCACGCTGCCCTCAGCACATCTTCATCATCCTGACCAAGCGGGCGAGGCTGCTGGCCTTCTACGCCGAAACACTGCCGCAACTCGTGGAACCTTACTGTCGTTGCCGCGACAACGTGATTTTCGGCGTGTCGGTCGAAGACCAGGACACCGCGGCTGCACGCCTCGGGCACCTGTGGCTTGCACACCTGCACGGCTGGACCACGATGGTCAGCTACGAGCCGGCGCTGGGCCCGGTGGATTGGCGTGCGAGCTGGTACCTCGGCGATCACGTCCCGGACAAGTGTGGCCTGTGTGGCGCGACCGACCACGTCGCCAACGCTTGCCCGAAGCGCTTTGCCTTCGACTGGCTGATCTGCGGTGGTGAAATCGGCGAGCGTGCATGGCGGTCGGACGCAGAGGGGCACGGCGGCTACGTGCAGGGAGCTCGGCCGATGCACCCGGACTGGCCGCGGGCCGCGCGTGACTTCGCGGTGGCACAGCGGATACCGTTCTTCTTCAAACATTGGGGCGAGTGGCGACCGCGCGAGGGCACGGCGAGCGGACCGCACGTACACGAAGGGCTCGACGCCCTGGCGGCGAGCCAGGTGAGCGACGGCTGTTGGGTACAACCGCCACCGGTTCGGGGGTTCAAGCGTGTACCGGACGGTGAGGCGAACCTCTTCGAGTGGTCGCTCAATCCGAACGTGAAGACCTGGCGTGTGGGCAGAAAAGCGGCCGGCCGAGAGCTCGACGGCAAGGCGTGGAATGAGGCGCCGGTGAAGGTGCGGAACCTGGTCTGCCGGCATCAGACTTGGGTAGGTGGTGGCAGTCGCCACGGGCGACGAGAGGCCGAAGTCGCCCGCGTAGGATTATGAGGGTCGGCAGGAGGAAACTATGGCGGTTTTGTTGCTCGAAGCAAACCTGACTGACGAGGAAATCGCCCCGGAGGGGGGCTGGGGCGTGTACGTCGGGACGTGCCGGGTCAAAGACGGGCAGTGGTACGTTCCCGACGAGGTCCTGATGCTCTTGACCAAGCGGCTGGACTTGGACGCTGTGGTTCATCGGGCTGTGGCCGGGGATCCCGGGAAGATCGTCACCGCAAGCGAAGTCTCGCCGAATCCTATGATGGTAGCACGGCGGACCGTGAACACCCTTATGCGCGAGGTGTTCGCCGTGCTGATACACATCCGCCGCGGTTGCCGCAGGGTCCCGGTGCAACACGTGGGCGACGTCTGCACTGACGAGCAGGTCGGCGAGGAGGAAACGTGGGTTGAGAAGGGGAGAAAGGCTGGTGTCCCTTGAAGGTCATAGCGAAACGACACCGACGCCGGCCAGGTCGATCGCCGGGGGGCGACGTCGCCGAGCTGCGGGACGTTGTTCGGAAGCTCGGGGGCTTCGCGATGGGGCTGGCGAAGCGCGTCAGCAAGAAACGGCAGAGCGAACTGTGGGCCCTCCACCATCACGAAAAGCACGGGGGCACGGGCAACGACCAGCACACGGAGTGGGGCCGCAAGGTGTGGGACCGGCTGGAGAAGCTGGAGACGAGACTGAGTGAGCTGACGGCCGAGCTGGTGGCGATCGCGGACACGAGGGCCACCAAAGAGCAGGTCGAGCACCAGGTTAACGGGTTGAGTGAGCGGCTAAAGACGTTCAACGACCACGTAAAGGCGATCGCGGCGAGCAGGCCTGTCAAGCGCGAACTGTTGTTACTCAGGCGGGTGCTGAGCAATCGGCGCTCGACACTGTGGAAAACGACCTGCGGCGGGTACGGAACGAGCCGGAGAGACTCGACGCGATGCAGTTGGAGCTCAACAAAGCCGAAACTCGCCTCAGCTCCCTCGGGGAAACGGTAGCGACGGTGCAAGCAAGCTGGACGCACGAGCACGTGCTGGCGGGCTTGGTTACGGAGGTGTCGGCCATTCACGCGGCGGTGCTGCTCGTGGCTGAGGTTGCCAATGTGGGTGCGGCAGTGCGGAGTACGCTGAACGTGGTTTGGCGAGGAGGTAGATGCGATGACGGGGACGAAGGACAAGCACGCGGAGATGGGAGCGCCGAAGGAGTTCATCGTGGAGCGGGTTCTGCGGACGGGGCTGGTCAAGCCGGTGGCACTGCGGGAAGCTGAGCGATTCATGGACTGCGTGCATCGGTTGGCGAGCTCGTTGTCCGCATGGCAGTACGCCCTGGTGGATAGCAGAACCGCGATCAACTGGTCGTTCAGCGACACCACGAAGCTCAAGGGGCCGGCGGGCCGGTTCCAGATGCTGTGCGTGGGGCATTGGGTGCTCGCGCTTCGCCTGATGCTGCACTTTGACCGTCTGCTGGCACGGCTTGTGAACACGGCGTGGAGCCGAGGAGAGTCCGGGGCAGCGAAGGATCCGACGGAACGGAGCAGACAGCTCGGCCGGCTCGAAGGGATGTTGGCGCAGGGCCTGGAGCAATGGACTCAGTGCAAGGAGTACCGGGAGCAGACAGGGCGTTTCGAGTGGCGGCGGGTCGTGTTCGAGCTGTACGACAGCGCGTACGACCTGGGCCGACAGGTCCCGTCGGGCGGGTGATGAGCGAAGAGCCGGATAGACCGTTCGAGATGACGAGCCGGTTGAATAAGCCGCGGTCGCTGCTACCGGTGGTGGAAGTGCGGGTGCGATTGCTGGACATAGGGCAATATGAGTTACCCGAGGACCGCAAGCTGGCGTTGAAGCGTTTGGTGGAAGCGCTGATGCTGCGGATCGACCTGTTGCGCGGGGAAGGCTGGCGAGAGGGAGAGAGACGGATATAGTTGTACGGGACCCGTGGTGCCATGGCCGCGGGGATGATGGCGTACTGCGTCGCAGAAGGACGCCGGCGTGCCGAGTGCATAGCCGGCGTCGTTGTGTATGGGGCCTGGGCCGGTGGCGCGCCGGACGGAGTTGGGGGGCCGGAAACGCCGCGACAGGCCGGTCGGCACGGTCGCGTAACCCAGCCCAGCAGGGGGCTTGGGGGAGCGGAGCTCCACCATGGCAGCGAAGAAAACCGCCAAGACGGTCACACCGAAGAAGCGAAAGAAGCACAAGCACACCCTGGCGAAGCGGGCCAAGGAGATCCAGGAATCGAGGCCGGAGTACGAGGAGCTGGGGGATCCCGCCAAGTATCTGTCGGATCCGGGGATCGACGTACTGCGCAAGGTGCAGTGTGCGGTCCTGGATAGCCGGCGGCTACCGCCAGCGAAGGCTCTTCTGAGCCTGGAGCGTGCGGCGCAGTTTGTTGAACCCGCCATCGAGAAGCTGCTGACGTCGAAACTGCCGAAGAGCATCACGTCGGGATTGCGATCGCTCAAGCTCATGTCGGACGTCATCGAGCGTGCACGCGCGCGAGAGATGAAGCTGCGCATCGAGGCGTTCCGTGCCCTCACGGCGCTGGACGTGGCACACCGGCAGGCGGAGATCGACGCCCGTCTGGCCGGGGAGGGGGGCGGGCCGATGACGCCGGAGCGAATGATTCACGAGGTGTTGCCTGCGCTTGAGGAGCTCGCTGACACGGCAGTGGCCAAAGCACTCGGGCGTGACTGATGATTACGGCACCGACTTATCGTCTGCGCCTGCCGAGTCGGGCGGACCGCGAGAAGCTACTGGCCCGGCGAGGCGTTCAGGGGGCCCTGGCGAAGGCGGCGATCACGGAAGCCGCGGCGAGCTCGCCGGCCCGCGGCGTGGGCGGTTTCACGCACTGGTGTGCGAATCACGTCAAGATCGAGACTAAGGACGGGGCGACACCGTTCATCCTGTGGCCAGGACAGGCCCGCGTGGCGCGTCAACTGGTAAGTGGTACGTGGGTGCTGGCGTTGAAGGGTCGGCAGGTGGGCTTCACGTGGGTCGTAGCTGCCTACGTGCTGTGGCGGCTGACGTTCGAGAAGGTCTATTCCGTCGTCGTGGTCAACCAGGAAAAGCAGTACGCGTACGACTTCATCGAGCGTGTGCGTTACATGTACGACCATCTGCCCGACTGGTCGCGCATGGAGTTGACGAAGGACACGATGAGCCTGCTACGCTTTTGGGCAGGGGACAAGCGCACCGAGGTCCTTAGCGTGGCGGGCAGCAGCAAGGCGGCACGGTCAAAGACCGGCGATCTCTTTGTCGGTGACGAGGGCTCGCGGATCCCGGCCCTGGGGGCCACGTTGACCGCTGTGCTCCCGGTGCTCGAAAAGCGCGGCGGCCAGGCGATCCTCATGTCAACCTCGGCCGGACCCACGGGCGACTTCAAAGGGGTGTGGGACGCCACGTTCGGGGAGCATGGAGAGAACCTCAACGAGGACGGCGTCGGGCCCACGCGGTTCATGCCCATGTTCATCCACTGGAGCGAAGTGCCTGGCCGTGACCACGCGTGGTATGCACAGCAGGCGGCGGAGCTCGGCCACCTGTCGCCCGTGGCGCTGAAGCAGGAGCATCCCAATACGATCGCCGAGGCCTGGGAGCACGCCATGGGGCGGCTCTTTCCGCTCTTCGGCCAGCAGAACATCGGGACGATTCAGATCACGGATCGCTTCACGCGGTACCGGTCGATCGACTGGGGCGAGACCAAGAGCGCCTATGTGGTCTTGTGGGCTGCCGTGCTCGACGGAGCTCCCCCGGGCTTCATCGTGAGCCCCGACTGCCCCAATACCATCCGGGAAATGACGGCTTGGCGGTTCGACGAGGCCACGGGGCGCCCGGAGAAGGTGAACGATCACACGTGCGACGCGGTCCGCTACCTGGTGACGACGGCGAAGATCACGGGGCTGGTCTACATTTATCGGGAGGTGTACCGTTTAGATTCTCTGACGCAGGGGTATACTCCCATGAAAGAGATCCGTGAGCTTCACGAGCTGTCGGGGTGGGTCCGAGCGTATCCGGAAGAGGAGCGACACTGGAAACCGAGCAGGGACGCCGAGATGTTCCAGACCACGATCTTCGACCGGTCCTTGGGCAAGATGGGGGCGTTGTTTCGAGAGCACGGGATCCCCTGCAAGCCCTGTGCACCCCTGAAGGACTTTGTCACCGGCCGCACGGACAAGGATCGCGACGAGGTCATGGAAGGTGTCCGCTTGATCAACAACCTCATCGACGGGACGGAGATGATCAGCAAGCGGATCCACGTTCAGCGTGGCCCGGCGGTTCGCAAGGTGTTGGGTTTCGACGCGACGGAATCGCTGACTGTGACGCAACGGCGGGTCCTGGCTCGGCGGTATTTCCGAGGGAGGGCTCGGCAGCGGGCAGGGCGATAAGACAGTAGTAGTCGGCCACGGCTCATGACCGAGGCCTTTGAGTGTGTGCAGTCGCAGCGCACATCGCATGGCGGTGTGTGCTGTTTTTTGTCAAGGCAGCTCGCCCGCGTGGCCACGCGGGCGCTCGAGCTGCAAGTCGCATAGCTGCGTAGGTGTGGGGGCCTCCGCTGAGGAGGCCTTCCATGGCTATGAGGCTGGTTGAGCCTGAGTGGATCCAGGTGGTGACAAATGGCGCGTACGCGATCGCGGACACGCCGATCGACACCGCGATCATCCCGCTGGTGCGCGTTGGCGACAAAGCCGCGGCCGCGCCGGCGGCGCTGGGCACGCTGGAAAGAGCGGTCGATGGGTTTGAGCTGAAAACCAAGATCGCGGGTTGCGACACGGCCGCGGTGGACATTCTTTTGGAGGTGTTCGCCCTGGCGGCTGAGGATGCGTCGAAGGCTGTGATCCCAAACGTGGCGGCCGTCGGGCAGATGCTACCGACTAACGGCGTGGCGACGTTTTGGGACATCCGTTTGATCCACGCCCTGGACGTGGCAACGGGAGCGATGGTGCGGTTGACGCGGAATGACTCCAACACCGGGAACATCACCGTGAACGCGTGGCTCCGGAGGTTCAGGCTTGAGTAGTCGCGGGGGCCGCGGCCTTTGAATAAGGGAGTTCCGGCGGTTTCAGAAGCGCCTGAAACCACCGAAGGCTACCTGGTACCGGGCACGCCCGTGAAGGAGATGGTCATGTGGACGAAGGAATCGTTTGTCGCGCGCATGTGTCACGCGTGCTGGTGTGCGTATCAATTAGGCACAGGCCGCGAGTACAACCGTGAGCCAACGGCGGATCAACAGGCCAGCACAGAGCATGGAGTGCACGCGTTTCTTGCGAAGCCCGACATGGCGCCGCAGGAGGCGCACGAAAGCTGGCTGGACCACAAGTTGAGCACGGGCTGGCGGCACGGGGTACTGAAGGACCCGGCGAGGAAGACTCACCCGCGCATGGTGGGCTTTGCGGACTTGCCGCACATAGAACAGCGCAAGAGTTTGGTATTCCTGGTGGGTGCTCGCATCGGCCTGGCAACGTACGAGAAGCTCTTCCCGGAGCCCGCGGCGCGGGATACCACCACGAATGAGAGGATCATCTGATGAGCACTAACGCGACATGCACGAAGTTCCCGTACGGGATGGTGGAGACGTGGCAGGGTAACATCCATCCCGGCAGTGACACCCTGAAGGTGCTGTTGCTCGCGAACACCTATACGTACGACAAGACGGATCAGTACGTCTCCGACTTGACGCCGGCGAGTCACGAGCACGACGGGTCGGGCTACGCGCGGGTGACGCTGACTTCGGCCGCGGTCACGCTGCGATCCGACGGCAACGGCGCGAAGCTCGACGCGTTGGACACCGTGTTCGCCAACCTGGCCGCGGGCTCCAACAACATCAAGTACGCGGTGATCTACAAGCACGTGACGGGGGACAGCGATTCCCCGCTGCTGTTCATCTTCACGTTCGCGAGCGACATCGTGCCCGACGGCTCAGATTTCACGCTGGTTTGGCCCGCGGACGGCATCGCTCTATCGGAGAACCGGATAAGTGCGGACGCGGTGACCTACGTGGACGCCAATTCGTCCAGTGGGCAGAAGGTGCTGAACGTGGCTTCTACGGCGGGTTTCGTGGCGGCCGATACGGTGCTGATTGACCAGAACGATGACGGCGACGGGCGCGAGTTCGGTGTCGTTGATACCGTCCAGGCCGGCGTGAGCCTCACGCTCCAGGCGAACCTGACCTACAGCCACACAGCGCTTACGGGCGACGTCGTGACCGGCTGGCATCCGTAAAGGAGTGGCGCGCCATGGCCCGACGGGTAACCGAGTTCCTTGCAATGCAGACGGCGCCGGAGCCTGACGCGGAGGGACAGACCAGCTCGGGCGCGCTGAGCCTGGTCAGTTCGCCAGCACCCCCCTTCAACACCTACTGCGTCAAGATCCCGGGAGGCGGTCTGAGCACGGCATACCTGGTGGGGCAGAACGTGCCCGGCACTGATGACCTGGGTTTCTGCGTTCACGTGCGTTTTGGGGGAACATGGAGCCCGAGCGGGGCCATGACCTGGACGTTTTGGCAACTCGAAGCGGTGGCTGGAAGTGCCATCGTCCAGCTAGAGCTCAAGGAGACAGTGGGGGGGGCGATACATCTCAACATCCGGGACAAGAATGGTGCGATTGCCTTGCAGTTCAACAACGCGTTGAGCGACGCGAACACGAAGTGGCTTAGGATTGAGGGCAGCTTTGCTCGGGACACCAACGAAAGCATCTACGTCGAGGTCTACAAAGATCATGTGTTGCACGACTCCCAAACGTCGGCGGCGACGTTCGATTTCTCGGAGGGAACGGGCGACGTCCGCCAGCACCTGTTTGGGCAGCCGGGCAGCGATCCACCGGTAGCCAACCCGACCGACACGTACTTCTACATCTGCGCCCTCATGGCAGGCTGTTCCGGTACCGGGGACTTGCTCGGTGGCTGCAAGATCCTTGAGGTGCGAGCGGGCAACACGGGAAGCGACCCCGATTGTGACGAGACAGGCACGCCAGGTGGACAGACGCTTACGTCGGGTACTTACGACGACCTCTCGGACGACACCGGGGCCAGCTACATCCAATACACGTCGATCGCACGCGCCGACAAGGGCGGCGCCGTGAAATTCGACGACGGCAGCGCCGCGGGCCCCAGCGGTGTGGACCTGGGCGACTTCGAGCTGGTGGCCTTTAAGTACGTGTTTTGGGGTGAGGGCAGCGGGACACAAGCCATGGCCGAGGTGATCTACGGGCGTTTCAGCGGCTCGACGTACACGGTAGACACGACGATCGGCGGAACCCATGAGTACCACCGCGTCTATCACCAGGATCTGGAGGATACGCCGCGCTACGTCCCCGACGCGGACGAGTTTGCGGTGGCCGGAATGTGGAACAAGCATAGTGGGTCGCCGGTTGGCCAGGTTACGAAGATGTACGAGTGCTGGGGTCTGGGGTTGTTGATCCCTACGGTGACTGAGCGGGTCGTGACGGTCGGTAAGATCATCCACAAATCAAAGGTCGTGATCTGATGGCCAGACACTACTTCCACAACTTCTTCAAGGACGGGGCGAACGCCGACAAGTGGCCAGTGTTCACGGTCGGGCCCAAGGGGGGCACCATCATCCGGTTGACCCACAAGCTGGAGGGGAGCTCCACGCCCTCGACGGTGGGCAACTTCGAGAAGCGCGACGAGGACGATCCCTTTACCGCCGGCGACGACATCCAGACGAGCGACATCACGGTCAACACGTCGTCCAGCACGATCACGAGCTTCAACAACCCGGACATCAGCGGGCGTCAGAGCGTGTGGTTCGTCGCCACGAGCGTCAGCGGGACGGTGGACTCGGTGATGTTTCAAGGAGAATGGGAGGATCCGCCCGATATTGAAGTAGCTGAGGCGATTGACGTTGACTGCGGCGGCGGTGGCTACATGGTGGGTGTGCTCGGCAACACCACCAAGCAGGTCACGCCGAGTGCGGGCCGGGTCGATTTGGCGATGGATGCCGGTTGCCAGTTGGTCGGGGTACTGACCACCAAGTCGATGGCACGCTACACCCCGCGCAAGCGTCGGGCGCTGCGCGGTCGAACACAGCTATACAGCGACCTGCCACCAGGTCCCGTTCAGTAGGAGACCGACATGGTCATCACGAGAGAACTACGGCGGCTGTTGTCCTCGCAGCTTTTCAAGCGATCGAGTCTCAAAGGGCTGATTACCTTCGAGGCCAACAGCGCTAAGGGAGTTCGGAACCTGGCGAGCGGAGGGGAGTGCCTGTTGTACCCGGGTGCCTGGGAAACGACCGTGGTTGGCCCCACGATGCGCCCCAACGGCGGTGGAGCCTGCCTCGTGAGGACCGACGTAGCCTTGGACTTCGAATGGCCGGCCGGTACGCTGGTCGCTCTAACCCGCGGGCACGGCACAGCGATTTATGTCGACCCGGTCGGGATTACGTTCGACGGGCCGAGCCCAACCATGATGCTCGGCCTCCATCGCGAGGAGCCCGACGATACGGAGATCGGTTTTACGATCAACCAGGGCGAGGTCGACGAAAAGAATCTTAGCGCAAGCGGGCTCACAGCGGGGTGCTGGCGGATCATCAGCGGGGACTGGGGGCCGCTGGGCATGCGTCTGTGGCTCAACGGCACGCTCGTGGATTCCGGCCTCTCGACGACCGTGGATGCCTCGGGCGAGGACATCTGCATTGGCAATATCGCGCAGAGCGTCGCCTTGTGGGCCATGTGGGACGAGCAGTTACACGCAGCGGAGCTGCGCAAGATCGCCGCGGCCCTGGCCGCGGGCAATCCGATCCTTTACGAGTAGAGGAGGACCTGATGACCGTCACAACAAGAAAACCCAACGGCCAGGGGCTGCGCACGTTCCTTATGACCGGTTTCTTCGCCGCCGTCACCGTGGTGGTTGGTGGCGCCGGTTGGATGGTGAAGGACACTGCCAGTCAGCAGAAGGCGTTCGCTGACGAGCTGACCGACTTCAAGGTCCGCAGGGCGGTAATCGAGACTTCAGCGAGTCACCAGCGGACGACGCTTGACAGACTGGTGGTCAAGGTTGAGGCCCTGGACAAGAAGGTAGACCAGGTGCTCGCGAGGCTGGAACCATGACGGTTTCTTGGGATTGCTTGTTGACCGCCCGCCGTGTGCGGTCATACTTCTATTGGTGACGTTTTCGTTGGGAGGGGCAGAGGGGCCGAGGTGAGATTGCCTGGCGGGTTGCCAGGGGCCGAAAAATCCGGGATGCACCGCCGGGAGTTCATGGGCCCGGCGGGACTTCTGCGACAAGTTACGCACTCGCGTCGCAGGCGATTGCGGCTTCAAGCCGCGTCGCCTGCGTTTTTTTTGGCCCTGGTGACCTGCTGGGCAACCTCCCGATCGGGGGTGTGACGTGGCTGACAAGAGCGAGCAGGCCCTGGCGGTCCACGAAATCGACTGGCCGAACATCAGCGACGACGAGCTCCTGGCGTTCGTCGATTGCCACTACGAAGCGGGCAAGAACCGCCGTGCGAATTGGGAGCACAAGGCGGCCGAGCAACTGGCGTGGGCCCGGGGCGACCAGGAGCTGCGCTGGGACGAAGCGAGCAATGAGCTCACTGAGGCGTGGGAAGAGCTCTATTGGGGGCACGAGGCCGAGGAGCTCCCGATGGACGAGCGCCGGCCTATCAAGCTCAACACCATCAAAGGCATGCTCCTCCAGAAGATCGCCGTGCTGTTGGCCAGGCCGATCACGCACGAGTGCTCGGCCATGGCCGAGGACGACGACGACCTGGCTGCGAGCAGTCTCGGCGAGCGACTCCTGCAATGGCAGTGGTTCTGTGGCGACCGGCCGACCAGGGCCCGGATCATGGAGGCCATGTGGACGGTCTTCTGCACGGGGCTGGTCGTGGTCAAGGCGTATTGGGATCCGAACTTGGGCCGGCGCGACTGGTTCGGCCCGCCCGCAAAAGCGGGGCGCAAGGGCTTGGCGGCATTCCGTGCGAAGCTCGAAAGGCTGCTCAACCGGCAGATCACGGACAAGGAGTTGGACAAGCGGGGGGGTATGGAGCTCGCGGCCGGGCAGCCGGTCATGGAGTTTCGCAGCCCCTTCGACATCACCGAGCCGGAGTTCTGCACCGACGTACCCTTTGCTCTGTGGATGATTGATTCCCGGTGGGTGTCGATCGAGGAGCTGCGGGCGGATTTCCCGGCGGCGGCTGCGAAGGAGGTTGAGGCCGACAACTACTCGGAGGCCTATCACAGCGGTTGGCGCCCGCTCTATGGGCCGCGCAAGGACGCGGGCGGCGGGCGTGAAGAGCCGTGTACGATGGTGCTCAAGCACGAGCTGTGGAGGCCGAAGACCCGCTGGCTGCCCGAGGGGTTCTTCGGCGTCGTGGCCGGTGATCGCGTGCTGCGCAAGGGGCCGCACCCGTACGACCATGGGCGGCTGCCGTTCGCTCGCCTCGTGGAGCACCCGGACCCGGATCTGTTCAGGCCGAGCTGCACGGTAGGCGACCTGATGAGCGCGCAGGAAGCGCGTAACCGTACCATGTCGCGGGCCAACGCTTACGTCGCGATGCGTTGCGATCCGAAGGTCATGCACGAGGCATCGGCGGAGTTTCCCCCGGACGCGTTGACGCCTGGCCCGCGCAGTATCAAGGTCGCAGACGGAGCACTCGGAAGCGGGCAGATCAAGGCTCTGGAACTGCCGCCGCTGCCGCCCGAGACGCTTCAGTTCGACCACGCGGTTCACGAGAGTATCAAGGACGTCGGCGGGGTGCACGACGCGACAGCGGGCCGGAAAACGGACGCCAGCGAGTCTGGACGACACGCCGCACTGCTCCAAGCCGCCGACGCTCGCCGGAACACGGTGTCCCGCGAGCTCCTCGAAGCTGGCCTAGCGGAAGGAGGCGACCAGTGCCTGCACCTGTGGCACCAGTTCACGGCGGACGAACGTATCCTAGAGCTAACGGGGCAGGCCACGTTGGGAGAGGTCATCCGTTTCAAGGGCAAGGATCTGCTGGGCAACCGGAACTCGCCTCGTTTTTCCGTGCTGGTCCACCTTGGCTTTGAGCCCGACCTCGGCCGGGCACTCGAGGAGATTGGTGTACTGGCGAAGTTGGGGTTTCTACGGCCGGATCGCCCCGCGGACCATCGACGCATACAGCGACTGCTTGGCTACGACCTGGCCAGGGGCGAGGACAACCCGGATGCCAGGGAACGTAGCAACGCCGGCAGGGAGCACGCGATCCTGGGCAAGGGGAAGCAGCTAGCGCCCAACCTGGGCGACGAGCACCAGATCCACATCGAGGAGCACCTACACTGGACAACAACGGGGGAGTATCGCCGGATCGTGAAGCGCAATGATAAAGTTGCCGTATTGCTGCTCACCCACATCCGTGCCCACCAGTACCGGCAGGCGGAGTGGCGGATCCGCCAGAAGGTGATCGACGAGGTCGTCCTGCAGCACCTACAGCAGAAGGGAGCGGAACTGGTGAGCAACGATCGACCGACACCGAGCGAGCACATGCCAACACCAGGTAGAGTTAACGGCCAGGCGCGGCAGCGGGCCGTGCAAGGGCAGATGCGGCCGGGCATGCCCGCGCCGGGGATCCCGGCGGGTGAGGCCATGCCGGGCCGGCCAGCAATGCAGTAGGGAGGCAGAACCATGGGTACGGATCCGTATGACGAAGAGACATTCGAGGTGACTCCGGAGGAGAAACAGCTTCTTCAGCACGCGCGTGCGCGCGGGTTGACGCCCGACGAGGTCATGGCTGCGAGCAGGGCCAGCGGAGATAAGCCCGACGGGAGTTCCTCCGCCACCAGTGAGGAGGCGACTGCCAAGGGGAAGCAGCCGCTCACGTCCGAAGAGCTGGAGGCCAGGCTTAGGCAGCGTGACGAGGAACTGCGCCGCGAGCGTGTGAGGGACCAGGAGCGTGACCAGGCCCGGGGCGTGATCCGTCAAGCGATCATGGAGGACAGCCGAACGGCCGGCGTGGCCACCGACCCCGAGATACAAGCCGACATCGAGCAGCGCGTCGCCAAGAAACTTCGCGACGATAAGGATCTCGAAAAGCTCGACGAGGCGCAGTGGCGTGAGCGTCTTAGAACTCACAGTGAAGCGGCGATCGGCGAGCTCCAGCAAAAGGCCAAGCGTCTCGCCGGCGTAGCAGCAGACGAGGACCAGGACGACGAGCTCACGAAACGAGCCGCTGCCAAAGGGGCAGGTGTCTCCGGTAGTAGCGGCGGCGGGCGACGCACGGGCACGGGCGACGCCGGCACGATCAAGGCCCCGGAGCCGGTTCGCACCGGGGGCCCGCGCAGTGAAGCGTACCCGGACGAGGGCGACCTGGCTGCGCGGCACAACCAACGGTTCGAGGCCTGGCTGCAACAGGAGGAAGCACGGAGCAAGAAGAGCTGACCACCAGACAATGACGGCCACGGTGCCATGACCGTGGCCCTAGAGTAAGTGCAGTCGCAGGGCACATCGCAGCGCGGTGTGCCCTGTTTGTTTTGGCGAAAGGTAGCCCCCCTCGCGTGGCCACGCGGGTAACGGGCTGTGGCTGGTCCCCCCTGACCGGCCGCGGGCCGCGGGGGCTCGTCGGAAACCTGCGTAGGTGTGGGGGCCTCCGCGTATGTGAGGAGGCTACCCATGCCAATCACAGGTTCGTCTCGCGATACGATGGACAAGCTCCTTCGTACCGTGTACCGCGACCGGCTCCGCGAACAATTCCCGAGCCGGGCCTTCCTGCTTCAGGAGATCCCCACTGAAGCGCCGGAGAGTTTCACGCCTGGGGACAGTATCTCGGTGCCGCTTCATATCGGCGGGTCGGGCGGGTTCGCGTTTTCGTCTGACGGTGTGCTGCCAGCAGCCGGCCACTCGCTCGTCGACCGCGCGAACTTTCTCTACAAGATGATGGTCGATCGGATCGAGATCGCCGGCGACTTCCAACAGGACACCAGCTCGAAGGCGTCGGCCGAGAAAAAGATCCTGGACATGGAGACCAACGGCGTCATTCGGGACGCCAAGCGCGGTCTGTGCTTCCACATGTACGGGGACGGAACCGGCAAGCTGGCCGGCGTGTCGAGCTCCGCGAGCTCTACGACCTTGATCGTCGATGACATCGCGGGGATCCCCACCAACGCGGTTGTGGACATCCTCAAGACCTCTGACGGTTCGGTTGGCAGTGGTGCGCAGGGCGTCCGGGTTCTGGTGCAGCGCGCGACAAAGACGCTGACGCTCCAGGACGGGGCGGTGCTGGCGGACTACGCAGACCTGAACACCAACGCCGCGGACTACACCGTATACCGGCAGGGATCCCGCAACGATGCAATCCTCGGGTTGCAGGCCTGGGTCTCGGCTTCCAATCCGCCTGCCGGCGTCGGGAACATCGGCGGGCTGGACCGTTCGCTGCCTGCCAACGACTTCTACTGCGGCAACGTGTTCGGCAACTCCGGGGTGCCACGGGAGCCCACGTTCCCGCTGATGCAGGACATGCTGGACAGCATCGACGAGTTTGCCGAGGGCGAGACCAAGCTGATCCTGTGCCACCCCCGGGTGCACAACTGGATTTCCTTCCAGCTTGCGGAGCAGAAGCGTTTCGTGCACGAGCGGGCCACCCTTCGCGGCTGGTGCAGTGCGATCCTGTTTGGCGACATGCGAGCGCCCATCGTGAAAGACCCGATGTGTCCCAAGACCAAGATGTTCTTCTTGGATCCTAGCCTGTGGCGCATCTGGCAGGTCAACGGCGGCGAGTGGATGCAGGAGGACGGAGCGGTTCTGCACCGCGTACCAAACCGGGTGGCCTATGAAGCATCGTGGTTCCGCCGACTTCAATTTCTGTGTTTGAAGCCTTCCTCGGCAGGAGTGATCGAGGACCTGACCACCGAGCTGGCCTCCATCTAAGCGGACGTGCCATCGGTCTGTCATGGGGGAGTAAACCCCTTAAAAACAAGGAGAAGATGAAATGCCAACTCCAAAAGAAGTCGTCGCCGGCAACGTCGATGACGAATCCATGGAGCATAAGCTCCACCGCATCGTGTTGTCGCCGTCGCACGGCGGGATCCAGGAAGACTATACGTCGTTCGGCGCCGGCGGACAGATCGCCGAGGTCTCAGTCGGTGACGCCGAGGTAGTCGGCTTCTCGGTGAATACCGCCGATGAGCTGTACTGGTTGGTCGACATGCCCTGGGACATCGACCTCCGCCGCGACATTCTGGCTGAAGTGTTGTGGGAGTCAGCGAAATCCGGCGCGACTGCCGGCGTCGCTCACACACTGCACATCAAGGGCCTGGCCGCTGGTGCCGCACTGACCGACGCGAAGTCGTCCGCTGATGGCTCCATTGCCTGGACCGCGCAGGGCTGCGCGGCACCGGGCGTGCTCGCTCTCACAGGCCGGAAGCCGTTCAACGTCGCCGGGACCTTCTGTACGGAGGCCGGATCGAGTCAGTTCCCGCGGGAACTCAGCGCGCAGGACGAGATGCTCCTGGTCGCGTACACGATGACGGACATCGGCGACGCCGCGGCCGACAACATCAGGCTTCTGGCCGTGCGCCTCTTTTACAGCGCGGAGATCTGCCACTACTCGGGCAAGCGGCAGGTGACGTAGTCGCGTCACTGGTGTGACGCGTCGGGAAGGACGCCCAATAACAGTCCCTCGAAAGGAGAAAGTGATGAGCAGAATCGTAGCAAAGCACCTGGTCGGCGTGTGGCCGACCAACCCGTGGGCAGCCACGTTTTACGTCGATTCCAGCCATGGCAGTGCGAGCGACAACAACCGCGGCGAGTACCACAAGCAGCCGCTGGCCACGCTCAACCAGGCGGTGGTGAACGCCGCGGCCGGCGACCGCATCATCATCGGGTCCGGGCACAACGAGGCGATCGCCGCGGCGGGCGGCTGCACCTGCAACAAGAACGACCTGGACATCATCGGCATGGGCCACGGGGCCCGGCGGCCGACGTTCACGTGCGGGACCTCCACGGCGGCGACGTTCCTGCAATCGGGCAGCGGCGTGAAGCTGCGCAACATCCGGTTGCTGTGCGGGATCGACTCCCTGGTGACGATCGCCTCCTTCAGTGGAGCCCATTGTCTCTACCAGGACATCGAGATCGGAAGCTCAGATGCGAGCAATTATCAGCCGGTCAACGCCCTGACGCTTACCTGCACCAGGTCGATCTTCGACAACGTGTATGGATACCTGCCGAGTGCCGGCGCGACCGCCCTGATCACCGCTGGGGCAATCGACGAGTGTTGGTTCCAACACATGCAGCTCGTGGCGCACGCCTCCACCGCGGTCTTCAACAACACCGCGACGGCGGCGCGCATCACCCTGGTGGACAACTACATCGCGTCGCTGAACACCACGGCAAAGCCCTGCATCATTGCTGAGACGGACACCACGGGCCAGATCGCCCTGAACCGGTGCCGGCTCTACCAGGATGCGCAGACCGGTTGGATCACGCCCGGCAAGACGGATTTGCACGAGAACTACGGCGTCAACGACGACGGGGAGACCGCGATCCTGATCGGCACACCTTCCGTGTAAGGAGGTGCTCCGGTGAACTTTGGAGATCTCGAACAGCAGTTTCGGGAGTGGATGGACGACCCCTATGGCGATGTGTGGGGTTCGTCGCGGGTGCGCCGTCTCATCAGAGCGGCGTACCTGGACATCCTGCTGATCGTAGACCAGTGCCCCTACGAGTGGGACGGGCCGAGCAGCTACACGGACCTGAGCGTGGTGGCTGCCACGCGTGAGTACGTGGTGACCGGGGTGCGCGTGCTGATCGACGCGCACCGGCTGAATCCTGAGGGGACCGAAGGGGCTGAGTGGCTGATCCACCCGTACGGCGAGCGCAACAAACGCTCGCGAGGGTGCTACGCGTACCGGCGGTATTACGGGCCGACGGAGACGCACCAATGGTTTTTGGGTATCTGCGCCCAGCCGTCGCCGGTGATGACGCTGCGGGTCCGGGGCCGACCTGAGCTCGACGCTGACCGCTTGTTTATGCTCGACCGACCGGAGGAGGAGCCCCTGATTATCCCGTTTGAGTTCCAACACCTGATAGCCTTGCGGGCTGCGGTACTGGCCCGCGCACAACGGCCGGCGCGACAGCGGGCCCGCTTTGACGTCGCCGGCCTGTGGGTCGAAGGGCGGGCGAACCTGATACGGGCCCTGGGCGGTGCTTACCATCCGAGTGCTTCGGGGAGGTTCTGATGGCGGAGCCGTTTACGTTCAACGGCCCGTTCGTGGGGCTGGCGACGACGCACGGCCCGCGTGAGATCGGGCCGGGGTTCGCCACCAAAGCACACAACGTCGTCGTGTACGACGGGGTGATTCGTCCGCGCAGACCGTGGCAGAACATGCTGACTGCGCAGCAGATGCAGACCCTCGGGAGCCACCGCATACGCTCCATGTTCCATTGGCGCCGCGCCGGGTCCCAGCAGCACCCGTACCTGCTCCTCAAAACCGACGACGGAATCAGCGCCTTCGCTGGCAAGCTCTGGAACCTGACCGGCGGTCAGCTCATGGAGCTTGCGAGCGGGTTGGCGCCGGGGCCGGCTAACTTCGTGCTGGCCGGCGACATCTGCTACGTGGTCGATGGCAGCGAGCGGATGTATATGACCCGGGGCGGTCCATCGACCACCACCCGGGTCGGGATCGCCGCACCACGGGACTGGTCGCAAGGCGGGTTAATCGCCTTCTTCGGCCCGATCGGCGGTGGTGCTCCCGGCGTTACTCTGCCAAGCAACGCCTCGTACGCCGTGACGTACTACGAGCCGGAAACGGGCCGCGAGAGCAACCCGGTCTACAGCAACAACTACAGCATCCCCGCGTACGCGAGTTTCCGGATCACCTACAACGCGGGCGGCGTGGCACCGGCCGACGCGGAGTCTTTCGACAAGGTGCGAATCTACCGGCGCAACAACACACTCGGGCAACCGTTCTATCGGTTGGTTGCGGAGCTGGCCTTCGTGCATAGCGTCAACCAAACGTGGGATGACGTCATCACGGAGGACGCGATCACGCTGAGCAACACGACGTTGGGCCCGTTCGCCCCTTCGCGCAACGGGCTCCCCCCGAGAAGCTACCACGCAGCCTGGTACAAGGACCGCATGTTCTACGCGCCGGCCGACGAGCCCGGGCTTCTCTACTATTCCGAGCTCGGCGCGCCGCAACACGTCGCCGGCGACGGGTACGTGTCACTTGTGGGCGACGAGTCGGACACGATCACCGGTCTGATCGAGGTCACCAACACCCTCTTCATCGGGAAGGCGGGCGCGATATGGGGCCTGTCGGGTGCAATCACCGCTCCTGATAACCGCACGGCCGCGCTGGGCCTGACGGCGTCACTGCCGGTCAGCGGTCACGACCTGTTCAAGACGCGGGCGGGTATTGGCCCGATGCCCGGCTCGGGCCCGGGTTTCATTCTGGCCGGGGATCCACCGCGGATCTTCTTCGCCACTGAGGCGGGCTTCCAATCCTTCGACGGTGACGGCGTGTCAAACCGAGCGATGGGGATCCTTCCGACGTGGGACGGTTTCTTGCGGCGTGGGACGGGAGCCCATGACGACGTGGCGATCACGTACGCGATGGATCCCGTCCAGAAGATCATCTACATGTGCAACGCCCGCAACTCCACGGTGCAATGGCCTGGGCCGGCGGTCCTCGCCTTCCACTACGGCACGGGCGGCTGGACCACGCAAGGCCTGTCGCCGTTGGTGGAGCCGCCGAGCGACGCTCCTGAGCGCGTCTGGTGCGTGGCGACCAGCTTGGGTGACCTGGCGTTCGATGATGCCTGGCCGCAGACGATTCAAAGTGCCCTGGCTGTCGGGACGGAAGACGGGCGGGTCCTGATGAGCGTGACGGATGGTGCCGCGGAAACCGACGTCGCCGCATGGGCCTGGCACACCGGGCACATGAGCCTGGGCACGCATGTGCAGAAGAACTTCCAGGTGTTTTACGTGCTGCTCTGCCGGCCGCTGGAGCTGCTGGAGGACGGGACGTTCAACAGCCGGCCGTGGGTCGGCGACACGCCCATGTGCAAGGTCTACTACTCCGCGAACGGAGCGATGAACCTCGTCGGCGGCTGGCCGAAGCTGCTGCAACTGGTTGGTAAAGGCCAGCGGCGCAGCAAGGTGCCGTACGGGATCGGTCGGCACGCGGACGATTTGCAGGTGCGTTTCGAGGTAGCACCGCAATGGGCGAAGGGGTACTGCCGCGATGCCGGGATCACCGGCTTCGTGTTGGACTACGAGCTTTCAGGAGATGGACTCACCGGAGGCTGGTGACAATCGAATAGGGCCGGCCGCGGAGTCATGCCCGGGGCCTGACACAGTGCCGTCGCAGGGCACCTTCAAGGAGCTATTGCGATGGCCAATCTACTGTTTTCGTTTAACGCAGAGTACACACCTATCTGTAACCCGTGCACGCTGGTGCAGCTTGTTGCAGCCGCCAACCAGCGGGTCTTGGTAACAGCTTGCGAGATGGATCCGCTGGGATCCACCGGTGCCAGTGTGCCGCTGAAGTTTGTTTGGCGCGTACAGACGGACGCGGGATGCCTCGTCGACGCGTCCGGGAACCTGGTGAAAACTCCGCCGCAGGCGGCGGAAACGATCCAGACTGGAGCCTTGTATCGCTCCGGAGCTGGGGCGGAGCCAACGGCGGGCGACGATATCGACGGTTTTGCGCTGCACCAGCAAGGGGCCCGTGTATGGGTGCCCCGACAGGGTCCGCTGGTCATGCCGGGCGGTACGCGCCTGGGCCTGGTCTATGTGCAGGCCACGTACGTCGCGTGCAATTTCCGGGTGTATTGCGAGGAGTAACTCATGCCAGGCAACTACGCACAGCCTTGGCTGTTTACCATGGGCGACCCGCCGAGCTGGCAGCGGGCGTCGAGAGTCCCGGAGGACGACGGGGCTCTGACAACGCGACCGGTGCCAGTGGGCGACGCTTTCGGCGGTGGGCGTGGGGCGGAGCCGCCGCAACAGCAGGACGTCGCGCTGACGCCGCTGTGGGCGATGAATCAATCGGTCAGCGGTTACTGAGAAGGGCACGGGATGCCACGGAAGCTGAAGCGATGTGTGCGGAAGGTGAAGGCGAAGAACCGTGCCAAGGGCAACAAAGTCAACCCTTGGGCGGTCTGCGTGAGCTCGACCGGCCAGAAACCGCACCGCGCCAAGAAGCAACGCCGGTAGAGGTGATGAGTGGGCAAGGCTTTTATCCATGCCGATCCGCGGGTAGATGCGGACCTGCGACGCACCAACAGTGCTGTGTCCACGTTGGAGGGCCGTGTACGCGCGCTCGAGGAGGCCGGCGACGAGCTCGAACAGCCCGCAAGCCCGCCGAACGTCAACGAGCACCTGGGCATAGCGACGTTCGTGCACCTGATCAACGTGCGAATGGTGGGAGATGGACAGCCCCACGTCCGTCAAATGCCCGTCTGCCACATCCCTGGGCCGTACATCCCCTACAGCTTGCAGTTCAAGATCCTTCAAGGCGGTGTGAAGCCGCTCGACGCCGACTACGAGGTGATCGAGTTTCACCTTCGCGGATCCGCCTTCCGCGTGCACCCGGACGCTACCCAGGGCGACGCGCCCCAAGACGCGTTTCGCTGGGCGAGTTGGCTCTACAACGACGACTCCCAGTACATCCTCTGGTATCACGCGCCCTTTGGGGAGTGGTGGAGCTGGGGCGACGGCTACTTCCCCAAGGCGCCCCTGTCGATCGTCAACACTCCAGAGGGCGACCAACTGCACCTGTGGGTAGGCTGGAGAGTGGCCGCAAGCAGCGAGTGGTGGTATCAGGCTGTGCTCATCGGGCAGTACATACCGATCGCCACGACGCGGTTCCCTGAACCGGAGTTAATCACATGACTATCAGAAGCCCCTTCAACCGGGACGCGGACATCTTCGGCCGACCGCTCCAGTACCAGGGCTATGCCGACGAGGCGGAAACCGCGCTGGCTCTGCTCGAACAGCGCCGGCCGGCGGCTCGTGCTTTCGACCCGGCCGACTGGTACACCTATGGGAGCGGGCAGTTCAAGTTTGGCGGACCGGGCGAGGCGTCTTACTACTACCCGGAGCCTGTGGCGCCCGGCACCGGCCCCGCCGGGCAGGCATACCCGTTGCAGCTCGCCTTCGACCCCGTAATCCCGGTGTGGGGCCAGAGTATCGGCGGCCCGCAGCAGTTTTACGACTGGTGGCAGAGCTTCGGTCCCGAGGGGCCGTCGCCGGCGATCATCGCTGACTTGCAGCAGCAGGCCCGCACGAAACAGGAACGGGAAGCCGGCAGGGCCGAGGGTATCTCGACGCTGCAAGGCCGCCGCGAGGACGTGGCCGCGTCCCTGGCCGGCTGGCAGGATGACCCGGAGCGTGCCGCGATCGCGGCGGCACTACGCGAGCGTGCCGGCGGCGATCTGTTCACCGAACGCGAGCAGGCCGCGGCGGACCTGGAGCTGGCGCGCGGCGGAGCCCTCGCTGCCAACCTGGCCGCGACGCAAGCGGCTGCCCGTGGCGTCGCCGGCGGAGGCCTCGCCAACCAACGGCAGACTATGCTAGACGCGATAACGTCGGGCAAGAGCCTGGAGCTCGGCGCGATGTTCGATCGTGCCAACCGTGAGGCACGGGCGCGAGCGGAGGCCGACCTGGAGAGTTTCATTTCGCGGGACGCGCAGGTTACCTTCGAGTACCAGAAACTCCTGAGCGGCCTGGACACGCAGATCGCGCAGATGCAGCAGGACGTGGACATCCCGGTGACGGACTACCTCGGCTATGAGGCACTGTATCGGGCGGTGGACATCTATGAGCAGGAAGCAGAGGAGCGCCGCGAGAACCGCGAGCTGTACCAGCAGGAGACGGCCTACGGGCTCGAAGACTTCTTCGGCCAGTTGTTCGATTTTCTCAACGCCGGCGGCGGCGAGATGTTCGCCGCGCTACTGCCCGGGATCTGACGGGAGGAAACCATGATTCAGTACATGAACGCCGGGGCACCGACGGCCCGACAGCAGGCGATGCTCTACGCCAACCTGGCCGATCGGCAAGCGCTGGCCGCAGATGCCTTGATGGAAGCGATCGCCCGCCGGCGACACCAGAAGGTCCGCCAGGTGGGAGACGCCTTGATACGGTTTCGGCAAGGGCAGACACAGCGCCGCGAGCAGCGAGAGGCCGAGCAGGCTACCACCGGGGAGAAGATCCTCGGCGGCGCCAAGGGTGGAATGTCGGGAGCTATGACCGGCGCGATGTTCGGCGGTCCTGTTGGCGCGGTCATCGGTGGGGCTGTGGGCGCGGGCGGTGGGGCGGCGGCAACCCACAACATGCCCGCCGGATCCGGGGCGGGGCAGCAAGTAGCTGACGTTCTCGGGATGCCGCGCGACGTCTTCGAGCTGAACGATTTCTTCAAAGGCGGCGGGAATAACGCCGGGTACGGGAGCGTCGGTTCCTACGATCCCGCCAAGACCGACCCGTTCGGCCTCTGGCGTAAGGCCCCGGTGACGGAGCAGCGAGAGCCGTTCCCTGGCACACACCCGACCTTCGATCCCTACTACGACCTTGGCCGGTAAGGAGGTGCCACCATGGCACGTATGGACGTACTGGATGAGATCAACCCGGCGAGCTCGCCGCTGGCCAGGGCAACCGACGAGCCGTATCGCATGGCGGCGGAGGACGTCAAGCGAGATCTACGCAGCGAGCTGCTCGTCAAGGCGAGCGAGCCGCTCGAAGAGGCCGCGGCAGACACCGCGGGGATCCCCGAGGTCCCCCCGGAAACCCCGGTGACACCGCAAGGCCCGCGGATCATGTCGTTGCAGGCCTTCGCTGAAGCGATGTTCCCGGAAATCGTTGACAAGCGTGTCGTCCCCAAGGGAACCAACGCGCGGGTCCGCCAGGCGTACGGGCAGTACCTGCAGCACTTGCAGGCGCAGCGCGGAGCCCGCCAGGAAGGGCGTGAGGCAGCCGGGGCTGACCAGCAGATGAAGCTGGGCCGCTTCTACGCCCAGCTCGCCGCGATGAAGGCCGGCCGGCAGATCAACCAGGACAAGCTCGAGCAGCAGGTCAAGAAGGTGGCGCCGGCTACGTTCAAGACCTTTGAGGCGTTTGCGGTCGATCGCATGCGCGGGCTGCCCCCGGATCGGTGGCAGAGCGACCCGGTGATCAACCTGTGGAAGCAAATGAAGGGTGTGGCCGACGGGCAGAAGGCAGCGATGCCCAAGACGCTCGAAGAGGCCGCGGTCGCGGAGATGAAGAAGACTCCGAGGGACCAGTGGGACGCGAACCCGATCATCCGCCTCTACCGGGAAATCAAAACACCCGGGGCAAAGGGGGACGCCGGCGTCCCCAGTGTTGCTGACCAGCGGGCGAACCTGCTGCTCGATGCGACGAAGGGCATGGAGCCCAAGGACGCTTATACGTTTGCGACGTCACCCGCCCGAAGCATGGAAGGCGAACGGGCGGGGAGCCTCTCAAGCAGCGATCTGCATGAGGAGCTGTTCGGTCAGCTCGGGTACGGAGGCCTCGTCCAGAAGCTGGAGGGTGGTGGGCCCCGCGGCTATCTGGAGGCTTACCGAGCCGTCGCTAATATCGGCCTGTTCGCCGACCAACGCCAGCAGGCGGCACTGGCCGGGCTGCTCGAGCGCTATAAGCCGACCGTGCAGGAGGTAATCGAAGCAGGCCCGCGGTTTCGCGGCGCAGATGGCACGCGGCACGGCACGGGCGAGCTCACCGAGGCTGAGGTCGAAGAGCTCCTGCAGGCGATCATGTCGCCCGAGGAGATCGCCAGGTTGCAGGCCCGGCGTCAAGCATTGCCCGCGCCGGCCAAGAGTAACTTCGAGTACAAGGGGCGGCTCGACTGATGGGAGATCTGCTCGATGAAGTGCTGGCCGACGTCGATCGAGTGTCCGCCGACACCGGCCTGGACGAGGCTATTGCGCGGCGGGCCCGGCCCGATCATCTCGCTGACGTGGTGCGATCTAGTCAACGGGACGCAACCTTAGCCGGGTCCGGCGGCTCACCGTGGGTCGAGGAGCTACGCGACATCCTCACGGGGCCTGACTCGGAGCTGGGGGTAGCGGCCTTGTCGGCCGAACCCGAGGCCGAGCTGTTAGCCGAGATCGACCGCGTTGCCGACCTGGCCGCGCTGGAGGAGTTGGCGGCTCCCTCTGCGCAGGCGCCGGTTGATCCGGGTCTGGTTGCCTCGCCAGACACTGTCGAACGGATAGCAGCGCCGCTGCCCCCGTCCCAAGTCGCGGACCTTCCGGCTGCGAACGCCGAGATGGCCGCGACGATCCGGGAACGCCGAAACGAGGCGGTCCGGATCATGCAGGCCGACCAGGCCGCGGCGCGGGCGGTACAGCCACCGAGCCTGCTACGGCGTGTCACCGATTACCTGGGTTTCACGGAGCCTGGCCAACCAGGCCCCGCGAGCGAGCCCGAGCCAACCGCGGCTACGCCCGAGGACGTCGAGGAGCTCCCGAGTCACCTGCGGTACGCAGTCGAACCGGTTGTCACCCGGCTCAAAGAGCTGTACGGCGTGTACGGGCATTTCAAGCTGGGGCAGCTTGCCGCGGAGATCGTCGAGGCGGAGGCGGACTACCGGATCCGCAACGGCCTGTTCGACCAGGGCGAAGTCAAGAAGGTCAACTGGGACGACTGGTTCGCGACGCTGCCTCTGCGAGCTCAGGGCCTGTGGTACGCCAAGGGCGTGGTGGCGGAGCGCCGCGGATCCACCTTCTACGACAAGACGGCGCTCGAGAACCACATCCACGACGAGCTGATGCTCGGCCTGCCGATGTACGGCGAGAAAGCACACAGCCTTCAGCTCGGCTACTACGACAAGCTCCGGAAGCTCACGCCGGCAGACCTGCCACCGGCGAAGGGTTTCTTCAGGAAGATGGCGCAGTTCGGCGGCAACCTCGCCCCGTTGGTGGCGGAGCTCGCAGTGGTTCGCAGGCCGCTGGGCGGTCTGGCCCGCGGTGTCACCAGACGGACCGCCTCACGCGCCCTCGGGGAGACCGCTCGCACCGCTGCGGGCTTCGGTCTGCGTGCCGCTACCGTTCCCGGCGGCGAACCGGCCAAGGAAGCTGCTTTCGGTGCGGTCCTCGGGGGCGCTCAAGCGGTGGGTGGTGCGCTGGCTGGAGCACGCGGTTTACCTCGAGGTGCCGGGCGTGGCGTTGGCACCGGCGTGACCTTCGGGACCGCCGCGGCGATGGAGCCCGGGGCCGGCGTCGAGGACGTCCTGATCGCCGGCGTGGTGGCGCCGATTCTTTTCCACGCGCAGGACATCATCCGGTACCCGTTCCGACCTCGGCAGCTCGTTCCCGCGGGCTACCGTGGCGAACGCATCCCGAACACGCTCGACGAGATGCGGGATAGCCGGTTGCTGAGCCAACGGTTAATCTACCGGTTTTTGAAGCTGGCCGAGACGCCGGAAGCCACCGCTGAGATCCGGGCCACGGCCAGGTCAATCCAGCGACTCTACGACCAGGCCCGGCGAACAAACTTCCGAGACATGTCACCGGCGGAGCGGGCCGTCCTCGAGGAGTTCATCACGAGGTACAGCCCGGCGGAGGTTCTGAAGCGAAGAGGCGTACCCGCCGACGAGGCCCAGCAGGCCGAACAGAAGGCCCGACACCGGCCGATCCGGGCGAAGGTGCGCCGGGAACCGGCTGCAACCCCACCAGAGCCGAGGAAACCGGCTGCAACCCCACCAGAGCCGCCGAAACCCGCTCCAGCCCGACCAGAGGCGGCCAGGCGGACCGCGAAGCCGGCCAGTTTGCGTGACATAAGAGAGGTACGTCACGAGCTCTTGCGGGTTACCAGCGAGCTGGATCGGACGACGGATCCGACCAAGCAACGGGAGCTGATGGACCGACAAGACCAGCTCCGGGCGAGGCTGCGAGCCATGGATCCCGAGGCGTGGGGCGGCGGGATAGGCGGAGCACCGCGGCCGGAGATCCCAGCGACGCCCAAGGCTCCGGTTTCGCCACCGCCCGAGGAGTTCTTTGCTGGCATCGAGAACGAGCCGGACCTGCTCGCCGGCGAGCTGGCCGAGTGGGAGCAGGCCAAGCGCGAGGCCGCAGAGGCCGGCGACGCCGAGGGCATCTTCCGGGCCGAAGCCTACGCCCGCTGGCTGCGGGCACAGATGCCGATTGCACCACCACCCAGCACGCGTACACAGCCGCCAGCAGCTCCTACGCGCGAGCCCGGTGTACCTGGACCCCCGGAACCCTCAGAAGCTCCAGAAACGCCGAAAGCGTCAAAAGTCACAGAAGTCACAGAGGAGGAAGTTCCGGAGATCCCCGTCCAGACGCCCGCGCAATACTTCGCGAGTATCCGAGGTCAGCCGTTGTCGTTGGCGCAGGCTCGCCTCGATTGCCTCAGGGGCCTTGACGAAATCGGCAAGCCCGAGACCGAGGGAGAGAAAGCTGTCGTACAGCGTCTTAACGCGATGGTGCGTTGGCTGAGCAAGCAGCCTGGAGTCGTGGAGGCCAACGAGGAACTGGCCAGGCAGAGACGCGTGGAGCTCGGCGAGCCGGAGTATCCGCCCGAGGGCGTGCGCACCGGCTTCATGGCCGGCGGGGGTGGCATCATGAGAGCGCCGGAGCGGCCCGCCGAGATCCCGCAGGCGGCAGCCGCGACAAAGCGGCTCTACTGGCATGGCGACGAGGCGGAGTACACGGGCAAGTCGGAGATGCTGCACGGCAAGACAGCGTACGAGGCTCGAGTGATTGAAGGGCACCGCAAGGGTGAGCTGGTCTGGACCTATCGCGCGCCCGAGCCCGTGGAGCCCGTGACGCACGAGCGGGTGAAGGAGATAGCGGGCATCCTGCGGCGGGACCTGGGTAGTTCCCGAGCCGGGGCCGAGTACGCGCGGAGAATCGAGCAGGCTGGCGGCGACGACGCGGAGCTCTACGGACGCGTCGCGGCGATGCTCGAACGGGCGGCTCACCCGCCGACGCCCAAGGGCCCCATCATGGGGATTCCTGCGATCGCCGGTGCCAAGGTGGAACCGTCGGGTGAGCGGGAACCGCCCGAAGCCGGGAAACCGACAAGGGCGAGAGAAGCAGCCTGGCCCGATGATCCAGACCAGATCTACGAGATGGTCCTCAAGAATGAAGGGCCAGAACCGGCACGGCTGGTACGGGCCTTGTTGGACGCCAACATCCTCACGGTGGAGACGCACGCCAGCAAAGAGCACGGCATCAACGTACGGGTGGCTTACCTGGACGACGTCAACCGTTCGATCATCGGGGCGACCTACTCGGGCGGTGAAATCAGCGGGGCCCGGGTGCAGACCGACCGAAGCCTGACGGAGACACCAGGCTTCTACCAGGACATGATCCAGGTCGCACCGGGTCCTGACGTTGCTTTCACGATCGACGGCATCGCGGAGATGATCCGCCACCAGGCGGAGCCCCCGGGCTTTGGGCCTCGGATCGAGGTGCCCGAGCCCGGCAGTGCTGAGGCGATCGAGGCAACCGCCAAGACCTTTGAAACCTGGCAGGAGTTCGCACCCTTCGGCACGCGGGTGATCATGCCCGACGGCACGGAAGCTACGGTGCTTGACCCGTCGAAGCTGCGTCTCGAAGGTGACGAGGGGTTCGTGTTTACCGAGGACGACGTCGCTGCCATGGGCCGTGCCGGCGAGGTCCTCGTCGAGCAGCCCGACCCGGAGAGCCCGAGCGATATTCGACGGGAAATCATCGAGGCCAGCGAGCTCCAGCCGGTCGAGGAGCCCGCGGGGATCCCCGGGGCGCCGAAGGTTTCAGAAGCGCCTGAAACCAACGAAGGCTACCTGGTACCGGGCACGCGCGTGGTCGTGACGTTCGAGGGTAAGCAAGTCCAAGGCGTGATCATGTCAGATGCCGAGATCGCGGCGGAGGGGGTGGGCCCACATACTCGCGAGGAGATGCTTCCGCAGGGTCGTGTCATGGTTCGCCTGGAGACGCCTGACGGACAGAGATTGGCCCGCTTTTATCGGGCCGATCAAATAACGGCGGTCGAGCCCCGACCCGGTGCCCAGCCGCCGCGTATAATTGAAGAGGAGCCACCACATGAGCCAGGAGCCGAACCAGGGCCAGGATTGGTTGAAGGACCCGCAGGCGGGCCCGTTGAACGGCCTCGGCGAGCAGGCGAAGGACTACCTGCGCCGGAAGCGCCCGAAGGAGTACCAGCGCCTCCTGGCCAACGGAGAGCTCCAGAGGGTCCTGTACCAGAGGCAGAAGCTGGCAGAGCAGGTGATCTTGAAGGCCGAGGAGGACGGCCTGGACACCCACCAGTCGCAGGAGCTGGCGGCGCCGATCTTGTTTCCGACGTCGGAACAGGAAGCGGAGCTCGTTCGCCAGGAGCAGCAGGAGTTCCAGGAGCTACTGGACGAGGAGCCGCCCAACAACGCCCCGGTCCTGTCGAACAAGTGGGCGCGCAAGGAGGAGAAGCGGGTCGGCCGCGCCACGAAGAAATGGAAGGCCCGACAGGAGGCGCGGGCCCGCCGACAACCCCCACCGTCGAATCGCCCGCCGGCCTGACCGGCGACTACATCATCCAACCGGGCGAGATCGTTTTCCCCGCTGGCGAGAAGACCCGCACACGCGCAAACCTGGAAGCCATCAGGATTGTCAAACGGCTCGCGGAGAGCGGGGAAGATCCCACGCCCGAAGAGCGGAGAGCCCTGGTCCAGTACACCGGCTGGGGCTCCAACCGCTCGATCTTCAAGGGCTGGGGGTGGCACCCGGATCCCAAGTGGGAGAGCGAGTACAAGGACCTCGAAAACCTCCTCGATGAGGACGAGCTCGCCACGGCGCAGCGCAGCACGCAGTGGGCGATGTTCACGCCACCCGCCGTGATCCGCGAAATGTGGTCCGCCGTGCGCCGGCTTGGTTTCAGAGGCGGGCACGTGCTGGAGCCCGCGGCCGGCGTCGGTCATTTCTTCGGCGCCGCTCCGCCCGAGCTGCGTCGTGTCACCGGTCGCGTGGCGATAGAGATCGACAAGGTCAGCGGAGCGATCGCGGAGCTGCTCTACCCTGACAGCAACGTGCGGATCCAGGGCTTCGAGGAAGCGCTGCTTCCCAAGGGTTTCTTCGACGTCATCATCACTAACGTGCCGTTCGGCGACGTCGCCGTGTTCGACCAGCGCTACGCGGCCAGGCTGCGCCGGCAGATCCACGATTACTTCTTTGTCCGCTCGATGGATCTGCTTCGACCTGGTGGCGTCTTGGCCGCGATTACCTCCACCGGCTCGATGGACAAGCGCGCGACGACGATCCGCGAATACCTGTCCGACCAGGCCGACCTGGTCGGTGCGATCCGGCTCCACGAAAACATGCTCGCCGGCACCAAGGTGACGGCGGACATCATCTTCTTGCAGAAGCGTGAGCCTGGTGCGCAGCTTGGCGGCGAGGCGTGGGTCGAAAGCAGGAAGATCAAGGTGGAGGATCCCAAGAGCGGATCCACCGTCGAGCGTTACGTCAACGAGTATTTCATCAACAACCCGGACCAGGTCCTCGGCAAGATCGTGGCCGGCAGCCTTTACGGGCGCGGCGGCGGACCCACCGACAGTATCGTGATCGAGACGGACGGGGCGCCGACGCTGCCCGCCGCGATCGCGGCGCTACCCGACAACGTCATGGGGACGAAGCCCGACGAGGCCCCCACGGTTCCCAGCGACCCCGTCGAGCTGATACCGGCCGAGAAGGACATGCCCTACTACGCGATGGTGCTTCGAGAGGGCAAGCTGCACCAGGTCATGCGTGACGGCAGTATGGCACCCATCGAGCAGGCGATGATCGGCAAGCACGAGGCCGCGGCGAAGCCGGACGCCAAGAGCCAGAAACGCGCCCGCGGCGTCGCGATGACCAAGATCGCCAAGGCCCGGGCGCTGGTACAACTCCGCGACCAGGTCCTCAAGCTCCAGCGGGCCATGCTCGGCAAAGCGGACGAGGCCGAGCTGGCAGCCGACCAGGCCGAGCTCAACCGGATCTACGATGCATTCGCCAAGAAGCACGGCCCCATCCACAAGACCAACAACCTGGCCGCGATCGTGGACGACGCCTACACGCGGTCAATCGTTCGCAGCCTGGAGCACTACGACAAGCAGCGCAAGACGGCAACCAAGGGCTCGATTTTCACGAGGCGTGTCCTAGAGCCCGAGCCCGAGGAGCAGGTCGAAACGATCGACGACGCCCTGGCTGTGATGCTTAACGAGGGCGGCGGCGTCCTGGACATGGAGCGGATCGCCGAAATGCTGGGTTCGACCGCCGACCAGGTCGAGCAGCGCGGGCTTTCGCAGGGCCTTTGGTTCAAGGAGCCGGCCGGCCCGCTGGTCGTGGCCGACGAGTACCTGTCGGGTGACGTTCGTGAGAAGCTCCGCCAGGCCCAAGCGGCTGCGGAGATCGAGCCGGACACGTACAGCCGGAACGTGGAGGCGTTGCAGGGAGTGATTCCCGACGACCTGGGGCCCGAGGACATCGCGGTGGGCCTCGGCGTCACGTGGGTACCGCTCGACATCATGCAGGCGTTTATCGATCACCTTTTCGGGCGAGGCATGACCGTCCGTTACGAGAAGGCGACAAACCGGTGGGCCTTCAGCGGTAAGAGTGCCGTGCGTCATCGCGTCGCCTCTACGGACACGTGGGGAACGCAAGACGTGGACGGAGTGAAGCTGCTTGAGAAGGCGATGGCCCACAAGAAACCCAAGGTCACGCGCGAGGAGACCGTCGGCAATGAAACCATCCTGGTCGATGATCCCAACGCGACAGCCCTGGCATTGGAACGTCAGAACGCCATCCGGGCGGAGTGGGAGCGGTGGCTTTGGGACGACGCGCAGCGGATAGAACGACTCGTCCCGATCTACAACGACAAGATGAACGCCATTGTGCCACGCCAGTACGATGGGTCACACTTGCGTCTGCCAGGCATGTCGCCGTTGTGGCGTGACCGGCTTCGGCAGTATCAGCGCCGTGCAATTTGGAGAGGCGTCGCCGGCACGGGCAACACGCTGCTCTTCCACGCCGTTGGTGCTGGCAAGACCATCGAGCAGACCGGCATCGCGATGGAGCTGCGCCGGCTGCGTCTTGCCCATAAGCCGGTGGTTGTGGTGCATGGATCCACGTATGAGCAGTTCCCCGCACAAAGCCGGGAGGCTTACCCACTGGCGAAGCTGTTTGCGATTGACACCGACGAGATGCGTCGCCAGGGTCGCAACGCGGCGTTGAGTCAGATCGCGTTCGGTGATTGGGACCTGGTGCTCATGCCGCACAGCACGTTTACCAAGATCCCGATGAGCCCGGAATCGACCGCGGCCTACTTCAAGCGGCGCATGCAGGAGTTCGACGACGCCAAGCGCGACGTGCTCGCCGAGGGCAGGGAGGGCGAAGCGACCAAGAGCATCATCCGTGAGCTGGAGAAGGCCAAGCAGAGGCTGGAGGTGAAGCTGAAGGAACGCCTGGCCAAGCTCGAAGCCTGGCGTGGCGAAGGTGGCATCTGGTTTGAGGACCTCGGCATCGACTGGCTGATCTACGACGAGAGCCACGCGCTGAAGAACCTGGCGTACACCAGCGGCGCCGGCCGCGTCAAGGGCATGGGCGACCCCAAGGGATCGGACCGGGCCTACGACGCGGAGATGAAGATCGAGTACATCCAGCAGATTCAGAACGGCCGCGGCATTGTTTTCGCGACGGGTACGCCGGTGGCGAACAGCGTGGTCGAAATGTTCACCCTTCAGAAGTACCTGGCCCTGGAGAAACTCAAGGACCTGGGCATTGAGCACCTGGACGCCTGGTTGCACACCTTTGGCGAGATCTCCGAAGAGCTCGAAGCGACAATCGAGGGCACCTACAAGAGCCCGACCAGGCTGCGTGCTTTCCGGAACGTGCCCGACCTGGCCCGGCTGTGGCTCGACTTCACCGACATCGTGACCACGCAAGAGCTGGTCGAGAAGTACGGCGTGGTCCTGCCCGAGATCGCCAAGAACAGCAGAGGGAAACGCGACTACGAAACGATCGTGGTGCCGGCCACGGCTGAGCACCACGCGTTCATGAAGAAGGTACAGGCCTACGCGGAGTGGATCCGCCAGAACTGGCTTGAGGCCAAGCAGCAGGGCGAGAACTTCCTGAAGGCCACCAGCTACTTGCGTGAGGCCGCGCTCGATCTGCGCATGGTGGATCCGGGGTTTCTTGGGGAAAGCCTGGTCGCGGAGGACAGTTCGGAAAACAAGCTCTCGGTCATCGCCCGCAAGGTAGCGGCGATCCACAAACGAACCACCGGGGTGGAGCTGGCAGGTTACACGGCCGAGCAGCTCAACGGGCTCGGCGTGCCGAACGACAACGGCAAGGTCAACCTGACGCAGCTCGTGTTCCTGAGCCTGGGTGTCAACCGGAAGGCACACGGTTTCTGGCCGTACGAGGACCTGATCGACAAGATGGTGGCAGCCGGCGTACCGCGCGCGGAGATTGCGATCGTGCAGGAGCACGACAAGGACCGCGAAGAGCTCTTCCGCAAAGTCAACGACGGTGAGATTCGTGTCCTTGTGGGCTCCATTGAAAAAATGGGGGTAGGCGTTAACGTCCAGCGCCTCGTCGCGGCTGCACACTTCGCGGATCCACCTTGGCGTCCCGACTGGATGGAGCAGGCTGAAGGCCGCGGGCGGCGGCAGGGGAACCTCAACAAAGAAGTGGAGATGTTCCTCTATGCGACGGAGAAGCTGGACGAGTTCTTCTACGACCTGCTCGCCCGCAAACGGATGATGATCGACCAGATCACCCGGGGGAACCTGAACGTCCGCAAGATCGAGGAAATCAGCCTGGAGGCCTTGCGCTACGGCGAGATCGTGGCGTTGACCAGCGAAAACCCGTGGATCCTCAAGCTGGAGGAGGCCAAGCGTACGCTGGTCCGCCTGGAGGCCGAGCGGGGGGGGTTCGGCCGACAGCAGAGTGCCCTGCGAGCTGCCCAGCGAAAAGCGGACCAGGAAGTCGAGCTCCTGACCGCGTCGCTGCATCGACAGCGACAGCTTGCAGGTTACCTCGAGAAGCACCCGCCCAAACCGTTCGAGATGAAGGTCGGCGGAACCGTCTACACTAAGAGCACCGACGCCGGCCAGGCGTTGATACGCTTCACGATGGCGACCACGGGCCAGGAGTGGCGAGACATCGGGGAATACCGCGGCGCTGAGCTGCAGGCCAAGATGGGGCTGATGGGGCAGATGATCCGCGTGCACCTGCCGCTCACCGGCATGGGTGAAGAGGTGCGCGGCATCGTAGTCCAGCAGGATGACGACCCGGCCGGCCTGGTCCGTCGCGTCGCCAACACGCTGCTAACGCACGTCCCCGAAACCGAGGCCCGCCTGGAGACGCGGAGGAAGGAACGCGACGAGATCGCGGAGCGTGTCGGGCAGAGCTGGCCCAAGCAAGCCGAGCTCAACCAGGCCAAGGACGACGTTGCCAAGTACGAGGGTGAGCTCGACGCGTGGACCAAGCAGCAGGAGGGCACCGCGGAGGCAAGGGAAGAGGAGCCGCCTGAAGGCGGTGCCGGCGGCGGGCCGTTCCCACCCGCACCCGCGGGGAAGTACCCGATCGGGCTTTACCAGGATCTGAGCCCGGAGCAGTACGCCTGGCTGCGTAAGCTGGACCCGACCAAGCCCGGCCTCGGCATCGGAGCCATGGCGGACATACCGGATCCGCGAAGCCCGATCGCGAAGACCTACGACTGGATGGCGAAGCGTCTCCAGAACCTGCCAGCAGGCAGCAAGCGTCAGCGGCTGATGCGTATTTTGGGCCGGGGGCTGTACGGCGACCGCTGGGGGATCTCCCCGGAGATGTACCGGTTCTTCGCGAGAGTCGAGGGAGCTGAACGGCTGGCCAGGGCGGATGCGGAACGCGCCCGGGAGTTCCTGACCGAGAAGCTCAAGCGATTCCGAAACGAGTTCGGGCCCGACGCCGGCGACGAGGCGTACCGGCGGTGGGAAGGCCGCATGACCGACGTGTTCGACGGCAGGGAGACGCCGGACAGCCTGCCGCCGGTCGAGCGGCAATGGTTCGAGCAGATCAAGGCCAGGATCGACGGCCTGACGGAGGAGACGCTCCAGTTCCCCGAGGAGTACATCGCCGCGTTTGGGCTTCGCAACGTTCACGACGTCATCATTGAGCGAATGAAGGGCACGGGGACGCATCTGCGAGCCCTCTACACGCCTAGGCGGCAGACCGCGTTGGATGACACGGGGAAGGTGCGGAACGTGCTCCGTGGCGCTCGAGTGCGGGGTGGGATGTACAAGATCCGGCGGAGTGACAAGGGGATACCGCATCGGGAGACATGGAGCCTCCAACACGCCGACGGCACCTTCAGCCAGTTCTTCGACGAGGACACGGCCTTCGAAGCGTACCAGCGTGAGCTGAAGGCCAACGAAAAGAAGTACGGCTTGTCGCGGTTCGACCGGATCAAACTGTACGATTCGTTCGACCGTGAGCTGGTTTCCACGTTGGAGCCGATCCGAGATCTCGGGCTGCGCATCGCGTCCACGCTGACGATGATGGAGCACAACCTTGCGACGCTCCGCCTGTTCGACATGCTCGCCACGGTCCACGCAATCGAAGACGATCCGGACGCTCCGCCACCGGCGGGCTACCGCCATGTACCGGATCATCCCACGTTCGGACCTCTGCGGAACATGTGGGTCTCCCAGCCGGTTTGGGACAACCTGAACGCGTACGACGCCATCAGCAAGAACATGCTCGCGGCGATCTGGCAGACGTATCACTACGCGTGGAAGTCGGGCAAGACCGCGTGGAACTTGCGCACCTGGGTGAACAACATCCTGGGGCTGAACTTCTTTATGGCCCTCGATCACGGTTTCTTGCCTGTGCGTCGGCCGAAGTTCCTCCTGGCCGGTGTGGACGAGATGGCCAAGAAGGGCCCGAATTGGCGCTACCTGGTGGCCGAGAACCGGATCAACGTGGGCTGGAGCCGCGAAGCCGCCGAGCACTTCAAGAAGCTGTTTGACATCGAGAACATGAACCTGCAATCAACCTTGGGCAAGTGGGCCGAAGCGGGGATTCGGACGGCCAAGCGGGCCGATCGCCGCGTAGGCTACTGGTACGACTACCCGGACCAGTTGGCCATAATGGCCTCGTTCCTGGCGAAAACAGCCCCCGAGTCGGAGGGTGGGCTGGGCATGTCACGTGAGGAGGCGGTGCAGGATTTGTGGATGTACCCGAACTACGCGGAGCCCGGCACGTACGCCCGGTGGGCGCGCAAGTCGCCGGTGGGGGCGAGCTTCATCCTGTTCACGGAGCAGTCGCTCAAGATCATGCTGCGCGGCATGCGAAACCGGCCCGGCGCCATGCTCGCGATCTTCGCCGCGGTGGGGCTGCTCGGCATGGTCTCCAAGATCATCCTCGGCATCGACGAGGCCGAGGAGGATCTTCTCAACCAGGACCCGCGCCGTCGCGGCCGAGCGGGGCCCGAGGCGTGGCTCAACCGGTTCTTCCAGCCGTTCATTCCCTGGCGGGACAAGGACGGGAAGGCCGGTTGGGTCGATCTGCGGTGGAAGTTCCCGCTCGCCAACGACTTCAGGGTGGAAATGGGCCCGAACGGGATTGGTGTGCCGTGGCTTTTCAACACGCCGGCGACCAGGGTGGTAACGCAAGCCATGAGCGGGAAGGACCTCTTCTACGGGACGCCCACCGTGGCCGAAGAGGCGGACATGGCGGAGTTCCTCTACTCCCACCTGAAGGCCGCGGCCGGCGAGCTGCTGCCGTTGCCCACGATGGTTGATCGAGGGTTCACAGAGGTATACCGCTCGTGGGTGGGGGAAACCGAGAAGAGCTTCGCGAAGGCCCTGGCCCACGGTGTCTTCGGCCTGGAGTTCAAGCGGCCGTACCTGCGACGTTGGGACGTCTACGACGCGATCAAGGCGGAGGTGGGCACGCCGGCGGCAGAGAAGTGGCTGGAGATGATCGCGATCTACAACGAGACCTACCGGCCCGACTGGCGGAAACCGATCAGCCCCAAGCGGGTGATCCGGGCGAAGGTGCGGAAGAAGGCCAGTGAAGCCGAGAAAGCGAAACACGGACACCTGCGCCGGCGACGGTAGCTGGCGGGAAGGGCAGGACCCGCCGGTGCCGCCGGCCTGGGAACCGTCCGAGTGGCTGTGGTATCTGCGTCGCCTGGCCCGCATGTCACGACGCTACAACCCTCAGCAGGCCGACAAGCTCCGGGCCCTGGCCAAGGAGCACGAGGCGTGGTACCGGGAGCGGGGGCTGCTGTAACTCACAGGGGGTAGGAATAATTCCGGTTATAATGTGCACCCGGTTGTTGACTGTTTCGAGCCCGTGAGAGGCGATCTGTCGCGGGTGGAGGACAGTCCACGATAATCCAGCGGATTCCTCGATATTACAGGATTTTCCACGGAAAGCCCGTCGCTACGTGACGGGGTTTGCGTCATCGGTGGAATAATCCAGTCCCGAATCAGCCGGGCGTGGGCTGGACGGGCGGGTCAGTATCGACGGCCGGCGGGTCCAGGAGGATATTGTCGGCCACGACAGCGGCGGTCACGGGAGCGTCACCCGAAGATCTCCTGCCAGATTTCCTCCAGCTTCTTCGCCTGCCGTCCCGTCAACATCGGGGGGGTCTCGTCGGGCTGGTGGGCGAAGCGGCCGAGGAGACCTTGCACAAAGTCGATCTCCCAATCCGTCAGCCGGCGGTTACCGCCTTCTCCGTCGTAGTCGAGGACCTCCTGCCGCATCTTGAGCTGCTCGATGGTAGGGTAGTCGCGCGGCGCGCCGTTCAAGGTACCTCCAGTTGCTGCTCGTCGATGAGATCCGCCAGCGAGCACAGGTCATCGCAGCAGACAGGGCGAAGCTGGCACCATTCGGGGCTGCCAACCTCTGCGAGCTCGTCGGCCCCCATCACCGTGTAACCGCGATCGCAGTGTCGACAGTAGAACGTGCTGCCTTCGTTGTAGTACGAATGCTGACCGCAGTTCGGGCATTCGAGGAGAGCGATCTCCGTCGGCTCACGCTCCTTTAAGCGCTCAAGGAGCATCGGATCGTCGGCCCACGTGGGCCGCTGCTGGGTGGTGGAGCTCGAGTTCTTCATCGTCGTTGACTCTGGCATGGTGCCCGGGAACGCAACCGAGGAAGACGGCGGGCAGTATCACGCGCCGGCCTGGTGTCCGGGGCAGGGGGCCACGCAACAGAATATGTCTTATCGGTCCTTGTGCCGGACCTCGTCTGAGCTGTGTCGAGCAGCGGCGACTGGCCGTGCGTTTGTGGGCGAAGACGAATCGCAGGAAACGCTCCCAGCATATCCTCCTCGAGCGGATTCTTGCTTGATCTTCTGGCGTCATGTGAGACGGAAGGTATCACCTTCCAAAAGCCCAGTCCAGCGATCGCGTGGCGCAGATGGTGCAGAGGTGATCGCAAGTCAAGTCGCCGAGGCACGTGTCATCGCAGCCGTCCAGGAGGCGCATCAGCACGTACTGGTAGTCTCCGCCGAGTTCGACCGCGGTTCGAGCCATGCTGAGCTGCGTGTCTACAGCTGCCTCGTCGTTACCGAACCAGGGCCGGCAGGCCTCCTCGGCCTGAGCCCTCGTCGTCGGCTTGTTGGCCAGCGGATCCGTGACGCCGGATCCACATCCGGCCAGGACCAGCGTCGCCACGATCAACGCTACGCGAAGGGGCTTCATTGTATCTTCCTTTCTTCTCATCTGCGTCGTGAGCAGCGGACGCCGGCGAGGCCTCCGCGGAGCTCCACCAACGGACAGAAAAAATGCTTGACAAGGCTATTCTAGCATGGTAGGGACGGCATTGCAACGGTCCTCGGTTGCGGCGCGGTTAGATTTGCATGGGACAGACTTGTTGCTGGCCAAAGTGCCGGCGAGCGCCGTCCCTGGTGTACCTCAAGCGACCTTTGTGCCACACGCATTGGGCTGGCTTCTGTAGGCTTGAGGAGACGCGAGGATCCGCCGTGGCACGCCGGAAAATCGGCCTTGGGCCCGCTCCGCCTGGCCCTCGTTTGGAGGGCATAGGCTGTGGGTAGACGTGTGTGTAAACCTGTGAGGAATCGCGCTTTTCCTCACAGCCGGACCGAGGCGGAGGTCGTGGTGTCAGTAGATTGCGGCTTTGCAACAGCTTCTCTCATAGCCAAGCATCTGCGTCTGACGCCCAGGACAGTTCGGCGTGTTTTGGCCCGTGCTCGGGCGCAGGGAGCGGTGACGCACAAGACCTGGTCCACCCGGCAGGGTCGACGTGCTATGTATTGTGTTGGGGACACGAAACGGTGGTCGAAAGTCACACTGCAACGTGCTCGGGCCATTCTCGGAATGTCACAGGCCCGAACGATGCGGTAAGTCGTTGTTGTAACAGGAGTTATGAGCGTTCGTCCGGTTGTGAGAAACGTCCTATAGCCGAGTGCAACGTAACATATAGAGTCGGTCGTGCCACCGAATGGCACGTTTTTCACACCCGTTAATACTACGAATACTCTTAACTCTGTTTGGAGGTTGAGAGTGACAATCTCTGTCACTTTCCAGCGCGTACCTCTTCCCCAGGGGGAACCGACGCGAACAACCCCGACGTCCGACCCGAACCAAGAAAAAAAGTGTTGTTGCTGGCGAGGGGCAACAAGCAGGTCGCCCACCGGCCGAGGGATGACTCCCCTGCGGGGTGGCGGGCCTCTTCCTCCAACGTATTTATCGCAAACGGGTGCGAAAGCGCTCATGGAAAATCGGCAGTTGTTAAGGAGACCGACTGATGAACATCGAGGTGACGTTGAGGACCCTGAAGGATCTCGACTTCGGGAAGCTCGACGAGGCCTTTAAGCGGCAAATGCGGGCCTGCGTCACTGATTGTCTCGACAGGCCCGGTGACACGTCCGCTCGTAGCGTCGAGCTTAAATTCGTGCTGGCCCCGGATGCGGACCAGGGGGGTACGTGCGAGAAGGTGAACCTCCAGGTTCATATCCGATCTAAGGTGCCCGCCCACCGCACGAGGCTATTCGTCTGTGAGCCCCGCACGACGGGGGCTCTCGTTGTAAACGCGGAATCACCCGAGGACCCGGCACAGAGAACGCTTGACGAGGAGCTCGAGCGGCAGGGCGAGGGTGCTCGCGACCTGGAAGAGGAGTCTTAACATGAAAATCGAAGGTGAACTGAAGCACGTTACAGATCTCGCCGAGAAGGCCCGTGACTTGAAGATTGTCACGCCCGCTGCCGAGCCGAACGAGGTTTAC